ACCGGACATAGCTGTGTCCGCCCGGACAGATTGTCCGCCCGGACAAATGGAGCACGAAAACCGGACAAATGAAGCACTAAAACCGGACATAGCTGTGTCCGCCCGGACAGATTGTCCGCCCGGACAAATGGAGCACGAAAACCGGACAAATGAAGCACTAAAACCGGACATAGCTGTGTCCGCCGAACCGTCAAGAACCGTAAAGAACCATCAGACTGATGCGCGAGTGCAGCGGTTTGACGAATTTTGGGAAGCCTATCCTCATCGCGGCGGAACCAAGAAGGGCCGGAAGCCAGCGTTCGAGAAATACCGGATCGCGGTGAAGCGCGGCATTCCCGAGCAAACCATCATCGACGGGGCCAAGCGTTCGGTTTCAGACCGAAGCGTTCGGGACGGTTTTGCCCGCGACCCCGCCACATGGCTTCACCAGGAAGGCTGGACGGACGAAGTGGCCCCGGCAGGCGCTTCACCACCACAAGGCGACACCGCGCGGGCTTCACAACTGGCCCGATACGAACGCATCGCACGGCAACAGGGGCAAGGGGCAGCATGACAAGCCACGCAGAACGCAAGCGCCGCAAAGGCAGGGCACGGGCCAAGGTATCTCTGCCCGGTTCCGAAGCCATCCCGCATTTTGTCAAGCGTGGGTCCAGCCGCTTTGACAGAAAGGCAGCCGAGAAGGAACTCGGCCCGCTGGACCGCTTCGACGTGAAGGGCGAGACGGTGGCGCTGATGGTGTCGGAACTTGTCAGGGCTGAAGAGTGAGTTTGTCAGTATCTTGGCGATAGACCCGAAATGTCAGTTAGGTGGCGGTTGCTTTTGAAAGGCACCCCGTGCCACTACCCCCCAGCGCGGCAGGGCGGCAGCCCGTGGACATCCTCCCTTCCACAGCCGCGCGTCTTTCATCAGGAGGCCGTCAGGAGGAACGGGATGAGCTTAGCGGATTACAGATCATTCATCGCATCACGGGCCGGGGTCGTGAACAAAGGCGGCTTTGATCCGCACCCCATCAACCATGCAGCCAAGGCGCATCAGATCGCATGTCTGGAGTTTGCGTTGAACGCTGGAAAGTCTGCGGCGTTCCTCGACACTGGCCTGGGGAAGTCGTTCATTGAACTGGAGTTTGCGCGCCAATGTGCCGAAGAAACAGGCAAGCCTTCGTTAATCCTGACGCCCCTTGCAGTCGCTGGTCAGATGGTCAGAGAGGGGCAGAAGTTTGGCATTGACGCGCGACAGATCAGGGAACAGTCGGAAGTTGGGGCCGGGATTATGGTGGCCAACTATGAGCGGATGGCCAAACTGGACCCGTCCACATTTGGCGCGATCATCCTCGACGAAAGCAGCATCCTGAAAAGCTACGCCAGCAAAACGCGGGTCATGCTGGAAGATGCGTTCCGGGACACGCCTTACAAGCTTGCCGCAACTGCGACCCCATCACCGAACGATCACACGGAGCTGGGCAACCATGCCGAGTTTTTGGGCATCATGCGGCAACAGGAAATGCTGTCAAAGTGGTTTATCAATGACACATCCACCGCTTCGCAGGAGTGGCGACTGAAAGGCCATGCGGCGGGCGACTTCTGGGGGTTCGTGGCGTCGTGGTCCAGATGCGCTACTCTGCCATCTGATCTTGGCGGGGATGATACGGGATATATCCTGCCCGACATTGACCGGCAGGTTCACACGGTCGCGGCTGACCGGATGGAGAACATCGCCGAAGGCATGTTGTTCCGTATCCCAGAAATGAGCGCCACCAGCTTTCACGAGGAAAAGCGGTTGACGCTTCGGCATAGGTGCGAACTGGCGGCGGAACTGGCAACGCATGACAGGCCTGTCACGGTCTGGTGCGAGACGAACGAGGAAAGCGCCATGCTGGCCAAGATGATCCCCGGCGCGGTCGAAGTGCATGGGTCATTGGACCCCGACGAAAAGGAGCGGCGGCTTCTCGGCTTTGCCGATGGCCTGCATCGGGCGATCGTGACCAAGCCGAAGCTGGCCGGGTTCGGTGTCAACTGGCAGCACTGCGCCCATGCCGTCTTTGCCTCGATCAGCTTTTCGTATGAACAGCACTATCAGGCCGTGCGCCGTTCTCATCGGTTCGGCCAAGCTGAGACCGTCCGCAATGACATCGTGATCGCCGATACCGAGGCCAGCATCTGGGACGTGATCAACGGCAAGTCCAAGAAGCACGACGAAATGAAGCGTCGCATGGCTGCGGCGATGAAGGAAGCCCAATCGAACGTCAACCGCCGCGTCAAGTATGAGCGTCCCTTGGACCTCGCTTTCCCGGCATGGATCAGGAGCGAAAAATGAAGCAGCCAGAATACCAAGGCGCAGGATGGGCAATCCATAATTCGGATTGCATTGAGGGCATGCATGCCATGCCGGAACACTCGATTGACCTAAGCATCTTCTCTCCGCCTTTTGGGGATTTGTTCGTTTACAGCGACAGCGAACGCGACCTTGGAAACGCCGGAACCGGCGATGCGTTCATCAACCAATACTCGTTCTTTGCCGAAGCCCTGACGCGGGTGATGAAGCCGGGCCGGATGGTCTGCGTTCACTGCACCGATCTTCCGAGCCGCAAGGGCCGGGATGGTTTCATCGGATTGCAGGACTTCTCCGGGGATCTGATCAAGGCACACACGGCGGCTGGAATGATTTACCACGGGCGCGTGACCATCTGGAAAGACCCCGTAGTCGAGATGCAGCGGACCAAGGCGCTTGGCTTGCTCTACAAGCAAATCCGCAAGGACAGCACGATGAACCGGGTCGGGATGCCGGACT